GCTTATTAACTTCTGCTATTTAATCATCATTTAAAGGAGCTTACAAATGGGTATTATTACTACTAGTAATTTTGCAAAAGATCTGGTGCCTGGAGTAAAGACTTGGTTCGGGCAGAAATATAAAGAGTATCCGATTGAGTATTTGGATATTTTTGAGAAGGGTAACTCTACAAAGGCTTTCGAAGAAGAAGCTGGCGTAACTGGGTTCGGTCTTGCTGCGGTTAAGACTGAAGGTGCTGGGATTGCTTATGATGAGCAGGAGCAGGGCTTTGTTAGTCGCTACACTCATGTAACGTACGGCCTTGGGTTTATTATTACTCGGGAAATGTATGAAGATGGTATAGCTGTTACTGTAGCGCTGCGTCGTGCAAATGCGCTGGCCTTTTCCATCCGGCAGACCAAAGAGATCATTGGGGCAAACATTCTCAATCGGGCATTTACTGCTGCTTATACTATGGGAACTAATTCTGATGGCAAGGAGCTTTGTGCTACTGATCATCCGAACAAGTCTGGTGGAACGTGGCGGAATGAACTCTCGACTGCGGCAGATCTGAGTGAAGCTGCTCTTGAGCAGGCTTGCATTGACATCGCTGCATTTACTACTGATCGTGGACTCAAGATTGCGATTATGCCCCAGAAGTTGATCATTCCCACAGCTCTTGAGTTTGACGCTATGCGGATTCTCGAATCCATTGGGCAGTCCGGCAGTGCGAATAATGATATCAATGCTATTCGTGCCTCAAAAAAGTTCCCACAGGGCATTGCTGTGAATCATTATCTTACTGATAGTGATGCATGGTTTATTAAGACCAACTGCCCTGATGGCTTGAAGTATATGGAAAGGCGTCCGGATGCGTTTGGAACTGAGAATGACTTCGATACTGAGAATGCAAAGTTCAAAGCGACATTCAGGGGTTCATTTGGTTGGTCAGATCCGCGAGGTATTTTTGGTTCACCTGGTGCTGCATGATAACTTGGTGTTCATAAGTGAACAATCAAGACTAACAGGTCCAACTGACCGTTCTTTGTGACGAGCTTAGAACGGTCTTAATAATGTGGGTAAATGAAAGTTAAAATCTTTCAGGCAGTTCTTTGAGATAAGAAGAATTGTTCCAGTGGAGAAAATTATGGGTGTAACAAACTTTCCAAACGGTATTACACTTGATACTACAAGATATAAGTCAATAGCTTCAGGATCTACGGTTCCTGCATCTGGTTCTGCTGGATATAATCCTGGATGTACATTTACTAAAACTGACGTAGCTCTTGGGCAGGCAGCTCAATGGATAAATATGGGCACTGCTGCATCGTGCTTGTTTGTTCCTGTTGGTCCGACTTATGGTTATGGCATCAAGTTAGCTGAAGGTCCAGTTACTTCTGCTGGAGGTGATACGACTGAGGTCATTACTCGAAGTGGTCAGATTCTTTCCACTGACATAGCTATTGTTAATCATGAAGTTTCTGATGATAATGATCAGATAGTCTCTGCTATAGCTACTGATAGTACAATTACTATTGTTGGTAGTGCAGATCCTAGTACAGCACATGGATATGATTATGCACTGTTAAGGAATAGATGTATTCCTGAATGGGACATTGTAGCTGCAGGAACGCATACTACTGCGGGTGGTGCTGCTGCAGAAGCTATTACAGTTGCTGGTGTTTTGGCTACTGATATGGCTTTTGTTAATTATGGTGCAACAAATGACACTGATACTATTAGTGATATAGTTTGTACTAATAATACTATAACGGTAACTTGTTCTGCAGACCCTAGTACTGTACATAGTTTGCATTATGTTGTTATCAGGCCTCGTGGTACGTTTAAGCCAAGTCATTATATTGCTTATGCTGGAACACATCAAACTGTTGGTGGGGCTGCGGCTGAGGCAATTACGGTAACTGGTGCTCTTGCTACAGATATTCCGATTGTTATTTATAATACTACGAATGACACAGATAGTATTTTGAAGGCTGTAGTAACTGCGAATACTTTGACAGTAACTTGTTCTGCTGATCCATCTAGTGTTCATGCATTCAGTTATATGCTGCTTCGGGCATATTAAAAAAGAACTTGTAATAATAAGGGAAACTTTATTATTACAGGTTTTGTGTTAATATAAAAGTTAATCCAATAACAATTATTATATCGGAGAATATTATGAGTATGATCATTCCTAAGCAAACTGCGGCTTTGACTGCCAGGAAATATTTTCCTGCACATTCGCTGCCAAAAACTGTCGCGGTTGCTGGCATTCTTGTGGCAGAAACGATTGCTGTAAATGTACTTGATGAAGCTGGAGTAGCTTTGGCTCTGTATGATGAGTTTGGAGTAGCAGTAACAATGACTGCGACTTCGCCGCCGCTGAAGATCGACAGTCCAATCACTCTGCAATTCGTCAAGGGCGTAACCGCTAACGCAGTCGGTGTGCAACTGGTGGATTGATGGCTGTCGCAAAGAGCATATTTAAGTCGATCTTCAAGGGTTATTCGCGGGGGATTGCTGGTAGTGAAGGGGGTATTCCAGGACTCCTCTCCCTGTGGAACGCCAAGGCTCCCACCGTCTGCCCAGTAGGCCCCCAAATCCAGACCTCAGCAGCAGGCAACCAGCCCGACGCTGACGGCAACATGGGTGCGTGGCCTGTCAATCATCCTGGCAAGGGGGTGATGGTGCAGCCTGCGTTTACCCAGATGTTGCAGAACTCCAAGTTTGAGGGGGCTGTGAGTGGGTCGCCGGGGACTGCTCCGACGAATTGGCCCCTCATAGTAGCCACAGGCTCACTCGTAGCAAATGGGCGGATATTGACATACTCGGCTGGAGCGGGGGCGAGACACATTTCAGATCAAACCGTCTCTGTCCTGGCGAACACGAAATATTATTTTACGGCGAGAATAAATTTTAAAAGTTCTGGAACTTACGCTAATATTTCGCTTAGGTTGCTATCTAATCCTGCTGGATCTACGATAACTGTGGAGATAGATGGGACAGTAGTTGATCCCGCAACATTCACAGTTACAGCAGGTTGGCATACGGTTACGTCAGTGCTATCTGTTGGTGCCACAGCCGGTACGGTGATATGTAGAATAGGCGCGGGGGCAGGAGCAAATCTTTCGTCCCCGCTGGAAGTTGACATTACTACACCTCAGTTCACAGCCAACTACATCTTCCCCTACGCAGCCAGCGGAGCCGGGGCAACCACCTCAGTAACCTCCACAGCAGCGACCAGCGGCGGCAACGGACTGGAGATAGCGCTGAATGCAGCTATGATTGCTGCTTTGAGCGGGGGTGCGTTTACGGCTGCTGCATTGTGCTGGATGGGTGTGGGGAGTGGGGAGATTCCTGCAGCGAACTATAATGTGCTAACAGGCAAAGATGCCGCAACAGACTTCCTAGTGTTTTTCAATACTCGTGTAGCCAGATCATACGATGGAACTGCATATGCCACTGATATTGCTTCTGTGGCCTGGCCTCGTGGAGAAATTCACCTCCGAGCAGTTCGGACCAATGCAGCACGGACCCATTTCCAGGTAGGCTATCGCCGCTACACTTCAGCGATGGTGCCGATAGATGCGGGTGTTGTCTGGGGTGCTCTGGCAGCCTATGACGGCAGCATGAACCCCTTGACGCACCTGCGATTCGGGTACAATCTCACAGTGCCTATAGGATTCCTCCAAGTTCAAATGTGGAACAAGTCCGCGAGTGATGCGGAGATACTCAAGGTTATGGGGTATGCGATATGACCAGACACGAAGCCTATTACCTGAAAGCGAAAATCAAGGACATCCTTGCAGGGATTGACGGCACCGAAGATACCGCCGAAAGCTGGTGGGAAACTTCCACTGGTGAAGAATTTGGGGCAAAGAAGCTGGCTGAAGTGCTGAAGGCGATTGATGGTGAGGTGATGGAATGATACTCGACAGGGGTGAATCATTCGGTGCATACTACGAGGTGCCAGACCCAGCAGATCCCAGGCGACTCTTTGGTATAGTCTGGGAGAATGCCTTCCCTTGTGGGACATATACCAGGGGTGGCAAGACCTATGGCCTGACTTTCATTATACTCCTCAAGGAACTTTCTCAGGCAGATGATCATCCCGGCCATGGAGAATCCTTTGATACCTGCCCGTTGACAATGGACCGGCTAACCCCTGACATCTGCTTCAACCCGATGCTGAAGGGTGGCAAGCCTCCGAAGGTCAGGCTAAAGCCGAAGATCAAGCAGCTTGTT